GATAAAATGTTGAATTTCTTTACAATAGCCGTGTGGATCGCTCGTATGAGCATTTACGCAATCTATGCAATCTTCCAGCTTGAAGCCAGAATTAGTGATTTCTTTGAACTCTACATCTGGCGCTTCTTCCTGGGATCACTTGCCGAGACCGAAGCCTTCCAAAATTGGGCGCCTTGGATTCTCGAGATATTCAGTACTATCGGTGTGTTATGGGCAATGCAGCTGTTGTCGCAGAGGGCGATCAATTGGGCGGTGCTGAAAGCTCCTAAGCATAAAGTCATTGACTATGTGCCGGAGTTCACCCCCCCCAATGTTCTTCACTCACTGTGGCGACACTTTTACCACCGCAACCCAGCCACCTACTGTTATCGCCAATTCTTTAGACTTTTACTGTGGATTCGCATCTCTTTCCATTGCAACAACATGGCCTATGTCTCGTACGAAATCGAGAAGGTAATCACCCGCCTGCCTGATTGTCGCAATCAGTTACTACCTTTTGGAAAGAAGATCCCTATGTATAAGAACTCCCCTGATCATTCGCACCCGCTGTCTGCGAGCTTTCGCTCCGCGATAAATGAGTATATGAAGGACGTCGTCACGACTGCCGGATTTGTCCCATACAGTGTGTCAAAGTCATCCTCTGATCAGGCCGGAAATAGGTTTTTCTACGGTGTTAAAGATTTGGGCCAGGTCGCCGCCAACGACCCAATCCCCGAGAACGCAGCCCTGATTTTCACCGACGTTGATTACTATGCAGATATGCGCCATTGGTTGTTGCTGAATAAGCCAATCATGATGTATACTTTTGCTCCGTCAACGCTCGCTGGAACTACAGATGAGTACTCTTACCGAACAATCGGGGATTATGTGGAATACCGTGTGTCTGGTGGTGCAGTCTACCAGCACAAAATTTGGGATTATAAGGGTGACTGCATGACGGTAAGCGATCCGTCATCGGAGGAGGTATTGAGTTTTAGCGTGGAACAGCGTACGATCGAGGGAGACCCCGATCATCGAATAGTTTTACTAACGCCTGTGGCCAGAGTGCCATATCCCGCTTGTCTCTACCTCACCGGGCATGCCCCGCTCTCGCGCAAAAAGTACGGGACGGGAGAATATAGACATATGTTCGACCCAATGACAAAGGTGCTAAGTTTGGCTACAGATGGTGCCTATTCGTCAGTGGAAATATCAGTCGATGTCTATAATGCGATTCGGGAAAGAATAAAAGCGAAAAATGGAATGCCATTGGTATCTGATGTGGAGAAATATCTCTCCCAGCAAAAGGACGTGGATGCGGTGCTCAAAGCGCCGTTGTTGTTTAGTTTGATGGACACTGAGTTTAAGCCGAACGTGGTCAGCACTAGTTCGGTGGGTGTCTCCTACCAACCATTTAACGTCAATCATGCAGCTGAAATCATCTCCGAAGATGGAAAACCGAAGGGACGGGCAGTCTCGCAACCACTTTTCGCAAAACCCGCGCTCATGCCAACAAAATCGATATCTAGTGACATCAGCAGTGTGCAGGGAAGGGTCGACAAACCAAGAAATGACAAGGACCCCCCCGCGTATATCAAACACCTCAAGAGTGAGTTCATCCAATTGCTGATTGGAAATCTCGCAGGCACCGGATCTAGCATCTCGACTGAAGAAGTCGCCGAAAAGCAGAATAAGAAAGCCCAGAGAGGAAGATTTGAGAACGCGAAGCATTACTTTTCCGAGAACGTCGTCGGAGCCCTAAAGACTTTTATAAAGGCTGAGGGGTATGCGGCGCCAAATGACCCACGAACGATCACCCAGGTGCCACAAGAGGTCACCACCCTGTTATCTGAATACACTTACGCCTTCAAGGAGGCGGTGCTAAAGAACCAGGCTTGGTATGGACCCGGCAAAACGCCCCTGGAGACGCTTGAGCGTCTTGGATTGTTAACCACTGAAGATGGTGTGATCACGACAGATTTTTCCCGATTTGACGGCTCGATTTCGGAGTTTCTCCAATCCGTTGCCAAAGCTGGGTACATGTCGTTTTTCGCCCCTGCTGAACGCAGGCGACTCGGAAATTTGTACCGAGCCATCTTCACACGGACGGCCTTCACCGAATGTGGGCTAAAATATGACGCAGGATGCGGGACTCGCAGTGGCTCTCCTATTACCACTGATGCCAACACCATGATCAACGCCTTTGTTATGTATTGCGCCTTGAGGAGGTTAAAACTTTCCAAGGAAGAAGCGATGGCAGCAATTGGCCTTGCTTGTGGCGACGATGGCTACATGAAGAACCGCACTGGCCTGAAGGAAGCACTGGAAGCAGTTTGCAAGGACTTGGGACTTCAATTAAAACCTGAAGTACACACTGAGGGACCTTATCCTTATTTGGGTAGGTTCTTCTGTGACCCAGCGACAACAAAAACGTCGTTTCAAGACCCAATGCGTACGATGGCGAAAATACATCTATCTGCCAACACCCAGGTGCCCCCTTCCCAAGCCAGAGTCAACAAGTGCCTGGGCTATCTCACAACCGATACTTTAACTCCAATAATTGGCGATTATTGCCGTCTAAGCTGTAAAAAGGCAGAAGGTGATGACGTTGGAACCGATTACGGGGGAAAAGCTCTGACGAGTGAAGAAGCTTACAAACAGACTCTCGCATGGCCACAAGACCCAGACGACCAGGACCTGATCAACCAACAGGTTTCCAAACTTTGCAGTCTCGAATGCCACGAGCTGGCGCGCATGGTTGAAGTTATTAAAAACTGCGCTAGCTATAAGGATGTACCCGCACTTTTCGAAGTCGACCGAATCACGAAGGTGATCGCCGAAGTTGAAGGAGAGCTAGAGTACCCCGTGGTTGTTCATACGATGAATGAAATCAGCAATGAATCAGAATCAAACGGACCTGCAAACAGCAACAACCCGCCATCAGCAGCGCGTCAAGAGCGCGCTACTCAAGTTGATCGACGACCTCCTACGGAAGACGGGCAGCCTCAGCCGCGCAAGAAGCGCGGCGGGACTCCAGCCAATCGAAGTGGACAGGGCGAACATCGACACAATGGTGGACGCGCTAACAATCCTGCTCCAGGGAACAATCCCCGAGCCGGAGGCCCAGCGCGGGTTGTTGGCAACCCTAGTAGCAATGCTAGGAAGCCATTCGGAGGCGCCACGGACACAAGAGGAAGTGTTCATGGAGAGGCTGGAAAGCCTACTGGCCACTGCCAGAAGCCACCGATAGGTGGGGTGCAAAAGCATCCCCTCGGATCAGGACGCAAGTCGCAGTAATGCCACTGCTCCTAGATACGCCAGCCCCTAAATAGGGCCTTTAAACCGGC